TCATCAGATGTTTATCCAACAACAGACTTCTTTCCTTCAACAGAACCAGAAGGTGATAATAATGCTGCAATTTATATCACAAAACAAATTGCGCTAGAAAATCCTGCAAGTGCATTGAAAGTATTATTTTCTGCTCATAGGCCTGCAACTTCTGAAATTAAAGTTTTATTTAAACTTCTAAGAACAGATGATGCATCTGACTTTGATGATCTTGGTTATACAAATTTTAATACAGATGGTTCACCTGATGAAGTTGTTCCTGCTTCTGCTGACAATGAAGACTTTAGAGAATATAGTTATACTGGTGGTGTTACAGATGACGGTATTGGTGAATCACTAGATGAGTTCATATCATTTCAAATAAAAATTATCATGCAAGGAACAAATTCAGCTGAACCACCAAGAATTAGTGAATTTCGAGCAATGGCTTTGGTAACATAAGATGGAAAGTAAATTTATTAAGGTAGAAGGACATCCTGATTTATCTAGGGATATAAATTCTGGTGCAATAGTAAATCGTAATCGTGGTGCTTATGATAGAGCAAAACAAAGAGCTTCAGAAGCACAAAAAGCAAGAGATACAATAAGAGACACCACAAGAGATATAAATACATTAAAGTCAGAGATGTATGAAATAAAATCTCTCTTAAAAAAGTTAGTGGGTAATCAATAATGGCAATCGAAGCAAGTGCAATTCTACCTAGTGACAGTCTAGAAGAACTGAGAGTTCAGTTTAACAACCTAATAAGTGATGTTGATGGTATTGCTGGAGGTAATCAGTTTGTATCTTCAATTGTTTTTGAGGGTTCTACTGCTGATGCAAATGAGACAACTCTTCTTGCAACTGATCCTACTAGTGACCGTACAATCACAATTCCTGATATTACAGGCACACTTATTACTACTGGTAATGCGGCAGTTGGTACTACATCAACTAGTGTTTCTGACGCTGATCATATTCTTATCAATGATGGTGGTGTTCTTAAAAAAATCACTCCAGCAAATTTGGGAGTTGGAGCTCCGGCCGCAGATAATATTTCTGCCGGTGATGCTGCTGTAAGTATTGCTACTTCAGCTGGTAATATTACTATTGATGCACAGGCTGGTGATACAGATATTATCTTTAAAGGTACAGATAATACTACTGATATAACTGCTCTTACTCTTGATATGAGTGATGCTGGTAAAGCAATATTTAACGGAGCAATCTCTGCAACTACTATTACGCTTTCTGCTGATGGTGGTGTGTTACTTCCTGATAATGGTAATATTGGTTCTGCTTCTTCAACAGCCGCAATGCAAATTGCATCTACAGGTATCGTTACTTTCGTTGATGATATTGTTTTAAAGGACGCTGCAACAATTGGTGTTGCAAGTTCAACCTCTGCTATCACAATTGCTTCTACTGGTATTGTAACCCTTGTAGACGATTTAATTTTGAAGGATGCCGCAACGATTGGTGTTGCAAGTTCAACCTCTGCTATCACAATTGCTTCTACTGGTATTGTTTCTTTTGTAGATGATATTACAATTAAAGACGGTGGTACAATTGGTACTGCTTCTGCACCGACTGCAATGACAATTTCATCTGGTGGTATCGTTACCTTTGTAGATGATATCCTTGTAAAAAATGCTGGTACTATAGGTAGTGCTGGTGCTGCAACTGCTATGACGATTAGTTCTGGTGGTATCGTTACCTTTGTAGATGATATTCTTATTAAAGATGGTGGAACCATAGGAGCAGCTTCTGCTACAACTGCTATTACAATTGCATCAAGTGGTATTGTAACATTCGTTGATGATATTATTCTAAAGGATGCTGCAACAATCGGTGTTACTAGTTCAACTTCTGCTATTACAATTGCATCAACAGGTATAGTAACCTTTGTTGATGACATACTACTCAAAGACGCTTGTACTATTGGTACTGCTACTACTGCTGGTGCGATTGCAATTGCTGCAGATGGTACAGTAGACCTTGATACTGCTGGTGCAACTGTAGCTAGTGCAGTTATAAAAACTGTTGGAAAAGAATCTATATGGGTTCCATCTGCTGCTATGTATCCAAGTACAACTAATCCATGCTCTGATATAACTCAAGTAGAAACAACTGCATTAAGACCTGATCTAAAAGTATTAGATTTTGCAACAGGGGCAGATGATTTTGCACAATTTAGTATAGCATTTCCTAAATCGTGGAATGAAGGAACAGTTACTTTTCAACCTTTTTGGACAGTAACAGGTACTAACACAGGAACAGTTGCATGGGCATTAAGCGGTATTGCTATGTCAAGTGATGATACTATTAATACAGCATTTGGTACTGCTGTTGTTACTACTGCACTTGCACATAGTGGTACATCAAATGATTTAATGGTTTCAGTAGAAAGTGGTGCAATAACAATTGCAGGTTCTCCTGCTGTTGCAGATTGTTGTTTCTTTCAAATAGCTAGAGATGTATCTGCTGACAATCAAGCTGGTGACGCACGACTTATAGGTATAAAACTATTCTTTACTACTGATGCTGCAAATGACGCTTAAGGAAAATAAAACATGACAAGTTTTGGATATAATGTCCTTGGTTTTGGTACTGCCAGTACTCCCCCATCAGCTGGCGGTTATGCAGTTTCAAATTCTCTTCGATTTAATCCACCTGATTCTGCTCATATGGATTTGACGTTTGGAACTCCAACTTCTCAAAAAGCATTTACTCTTAGTTGGTGGACTAAAAGAACGGAGTTATTAACGAACGTTAAGATGTTTTCTTGCACCGATGGTAACGATCATCAAATGCAATTCTTAGCAGCTGGAAATCTAAGTTTTGTCGATGCGACTGGAACGGTGAATCAAGTTACCACTCAAAAATTCCTAGACCCAACTGGTTGGTATAATTTTGTCTGGTCAATGGATACGAGCCGAGGAAATGGCAATCGAAGCCAAATATTCGTTAACGGCGTGAGAATCACTTCTTTCTCAACCGACAACCAACCCGATTCTGGGGCAGATGTGCCTGGTTGGAACTCTGCTTGCGCTCATAAAATTGGAGAGGATCATAATGGAGGTAATTTCTATAATGGTCTTATGGCAGAGATTGTGTGGATTGATGGCCAAGGATTACTAGCCAACAGCTTTGGCGAATTCGATTCAAATGGGGGGTGGAGAGCTATCTCCATAGAAGATCAATCGCTTACGTTTGGCGACAATGGCTATTATTTGGAAATGAAAATTCTTGAATCGGTAGGTAACGGGCCAGGAACTGACACCAGTGGAGAAGCAAATCATTGGGCTGCGTCAGGAATTGCTGATAACGACACAATAAAAGATTCTCCAGCTGACAATGCTGATTCAGGGTCATCAAATTTTGCTACTCTAAGTAAAATAATTTTAAACAGTGGCACTGTTGGAACTGTAGGAAACGGGGGTACTGTATCATTGACACAAAATAACGCATCCCCGTTTGGTATGACTTCAGGAAAATGGTATGCTGAGTTTGTCCCTACCACTATCTCTTCAACAGCAATGGTCATGTTAGCCAAAGATTCGACTACATTAAACTTTCAATTTTCACTTGATGGAGAAGGTAGAGGCTACGATTCAAGCGGTCGCTACTGGAAAGACGGTGCCATCACAACCTCTAACCTCGGCAATATAAGTGCAGATGACGTTGTCAGCATGGCTGTTGATCTCGACGGTTTAAATTTAGAATTTTTTATTAACAATTCATCAAAAATAGCAGTGACTGATTTAGAGGCTGGCCAAACTTGGTATTTCACCACCGGAACTTCTGCCATTGTCCAAGCCAACTTTGGCACATCTCCTATCGACGGAGAAGGCGGCGAATCTGACGGAAATGGTTTTGGAGATTTTAAATATGCGCCACCGTCTGGGTATCTAGCTTTATGCACCGCTAATTTACCCGAACCAGCAATCAAAGACCCAAGCGCGGCAATGAACGTTCAGACTTTTACTGGCACAGGATCAGAAAACGCTCGCGCATTTGGAGGCAATACAGCACTATCTCCTAACGCAGTTTGGGTACGAGATCATAGCGGTTCTTCTGACTGGAATTTTGTAGATACCATTCGAGGTGCTACAAAAGAAATGCCATTTTCTTCTGCTGCTGGAGAAAATACAGTAGCACAAGGCGTCAAATCTTTTAACGCTGACGGCGTTACTCTTGGTACTGATGGACAATATAATACTAATACAAGCCCAAATACGTTAGTGGGATTCAAAGAGGGCGCGACTGAAGGTTTTGATATCGTAACATATACTGGAAATGCCAGTGGCACGCAGTCGATTTCGCACAATTTAGGTGTAAAGCCTGGATTTATTATAGTAATGCGTCGAGACACCGGCGCGGCTACATTTGCATGGCATTCAGCCTTAACAGGGGATAATTTTAATATTCCGATGAGTACTACAGGGCGTGGAACTGAAACAAGTTCTAGTTCTTATTTTGCTGCAACTCATAACGCCAGTGTTTTTGTTGTTGACAATGCTGGCAATACTGAAAATGGCACCTATGTAGCCTATGTATTCGCTGATGTTCCTGGGTATCAAAGGCATGGGAGCTACTTGGGTAATGCTGCTGCTGATGGGTCTTTTGTGTGGTGCGGTTTTCGGCCAAGAGCTATTTTCATCAGAAGATTTGACGGTAATAGAAATGGATACTGGTACGATACAGGTCAAAACCCGTTTAACACAGCGACAGACGGAATTATATTTGCTCGTGATGCGGTTATTGAAACAGATCTGATCGATATCGACATATTATCTAATGGCTTTAAATTGAGGGAATCGTCGGCCGACATAAACGGTGCAGTACCAAAAAATCTATTTAGTGCTTGGGGCGAAGCTCCATTAGGCGGGGTAGGCGTTTCCCAGGCTCGGGCTAGATAAATTATCAAGTTCTTAATATGATAATTAGTCAACAAGATGGTTACTCTTATAAATATGTAGAAAGGAGTTAATTATATGGCTATACCTTCTACTAAAGCAACCTTTAAAACTTACTGTCTTAGAGCTCTTGGTTCTGGTGTTATTGATATTAACGTATCAGATGATCAAGTAGATGATCGTATAGATGAAGCATTACAATATTTTGCACAATATCACTATGATGGTATTGAAAAGATGTATCTAAAACATCTGGTAACAGAAGCTGATATAACACGAGCAAGGTCTAATAGTTCAACCACGGCAACGGATGTAGTAGATACTTCTGTATCTTCAACATGGAAAGAAGGTAACAACTGGATTCCTGTTCCACAATCTGTTGTTTCTATTCTAAGAGTATTTCCTTTAACTGATACTGGTGGTGGTGGAAGTTTATTTGATGTTCGTTATCAATTAAGATTAAATGATCTCTATGACTTCTCATCTACTTCTGTTATGAACTATCAGTTACAAATGCAGAATTTAGATTTCCTTGAGCATATTCTTGTAGGTGAGACACCTATACGTTTTAATCAACACCAAAACCGTCTTTATATTGATATGGATTGGGAGAATAAAATTGTAGCTGATAGTGAGTTTATAATCATAGAGTGTTATCGTAAGGTTGATCCAACATCTTACACTGATATCTTTGATGACATATATCTCAAAAGGTATGCAACTTCATTAATTAAAAAACAATGGGGAGCAAACCTATCTAAGTTTAGTGGTGTTGCTATGTTGGGCGGTGTTACCATGAACGGTGAAACAATCTACACACAAGCAATAGATGAACAACAAAAACTAGAGGATCAGATTCAATTAGCATTTGAATTACCAGTTAGTTACATGGTAGGATAATAGTATGGCTGTAAATTCTTTCTTTCATACTAGTAATGTTGCTGCAATATCAACAGAACAAAGTTTATATTCAAATTTAGTAGCTGAAGCAATTCAGATACACGGTCATGATGTTTTTTATATGGATCGTACTATTGTTGCAGAAGACGCTGTTCTTGGTGGAGACACTCTCTCTAAATTTAAAGATGCATCAAAAATAGAAATGTATATGGAAAATGCAGACGGTGGTTTTGCGGGTGAACGAGATATAATGAATCAGTTTGGTTTGCAAAATTTAAGTGAAGCAACCTTTGTAGTAAACAAATTAAGATTTCAAGAACTTACAAAACAGATTACAATAGAATCTGGAACTGATGAAGAAGAGGGTGGTTCTATTCTTTTAGAAGCTGGTACACTTGCATTAACAACTACAGACTTAGAGGGAAGTGATTTCTATATTATATCAGAAACAGATGCAACAGATTCAGATCGTCCTTTTGAGGGTGATGCAATTTATCATCCAATACTTAAAAAAATGTTTCAAGTTAACTTTGTAGATCATGATGAGCCGTTCTTTCAACTGGACAGCAACCCAGTATACAAATTAAGATGCCGTCTGTTTGATTATGCTTCTGAAGAACTTAATACTGGTATAGATGATATAGATGCGATAGAAGATGCATTAAGTCTTAACTTACTCAATTTTCAGTTTACTCTAGAACAAGAATCTGAAGTAGGACAATCATTATCTATTGATAGTGAACTGTATAACATTGATGTAGATGATGTTACGATAGATGCTACAATAGTTAGTACAGATTCATCTTCATCAGGAGAAAGTATATTGCTCGAAAATTCTGCCGATACTGGAAATGCAGAGTATCTACTACAAGAAGAAGCACGAAGTCTTGGAGATACCATTAATGATAAGACTGCACAGAACGAATTGTTTGATACATTAGATGATACAGTTCTAGACTTTACAGAATCTAATCCATTTGGTGATCCTACATGATTATAAATAGAGTTAGGAGAACATAGATGGCAAATCAAGTACTTGGAATAGGAGGCGCAGCAAATGATGGTACAGGTGATACCTTACGTGCTGCTTCTGATAAAGTTAATGATAACTTTTTAGAGATTTATACTCTATTAGGAGATACATCGTCTTTAAGTAGTGGTATTAGTGCAACTGCATCTGTAATATCATTAACTGCCCCTAGTATTAGTGGTGTAGTTGCAGGAACACAAACTTCTGCTACTATCACGACTTTGACGGGAACCACTTTAAATGCTGGAACTCTTGCATTAGCTGCTGGTTCTATTACAGATAGTTCTGGGGCCATTAGTTTTGGTAATGAAAATCTAACAACAACAGGGACAATTACGGGTACTCTTGCTACAGCAGCTCAAACTGCAATTACATCACTTGGTACACTTACTGCACTTCAAGTAGACAATATCAATATTAACGGAAACGCAATTACCAGCACTGCTGGAACAGACTTAACGATTACACCAGTATCAGGACAACAGATTGTACTTGACGGTACGATTGTTATTGATGCTGGTGTAGTCACTGGCGCAACTAGTGTCACATCAACTGCATTTGTTGGTGATATAACTGGTGATGTTACAGGTACAGCTGATATTGCTACTGCCGTTACTGTTGCAGATGAGTCGAGTGATACTACTTGTTTCCCATTATTTGCAACTGCCGCAACTGGAGACTTACCTCCAAAAAGTGGTACTAACCTAACCTTTAATAGTAGTAGTGGTTTATTAACTGCAACAGGATTAGCTGCTGCTACTGTTGGTGCCAGTGGTCTTTCTAGTTTAGATGGTGGTATTAACACTAATGATGACTTTACTGTTGACGCAGATGGTAATGTTGTTGGTGTTGCAGCTACATTCTCTGGACTAACAAATTTAACTGGTTCTTTCAGTCAAGCAATACACACTTTTGTAGCAACTGATGCTATTACTTCAGCAGAACACGCTGGTAGAGTTTTGTTACTAGGCGAAGTTGGTGGTAACGCAGATGTTGTATTAACTCTTCCAGACGCAACTGGAACAGGACACGTATATAAATTTATCGTAACTGTTACTATGGGATCAAACACATACAAGATACAATGTCCAGATGCTGATAACGTAATTAATGGTACTATTAAAAATATGGATTTAGATGGCACTGCACAAACAATATTCGGAACTGCCTCTACCTCTGATACAATTACATTAAACGGCGGTACACAAGGTGGACAGGTTAGTGATACACTTACATTAATTGATATAGCCGCTAATTTATGGCACGTAGAGGGTCAGATGCGTACACCTACTGGTGCAAACCCAGCAACACCATTTAGTGCCGCAGTTAGTTAATAATTAATAAGGAGTATTCGTAATGTTAGGTCAACAATTTTATCATGAAAGCATAAGAAAAGTTATTATTGCTTTTGGGACAACTTTTAATAATATCCAACTTGTTCGTAAGGACAATGATGGTAACATAAAACAATCAATGAAGGTTCCTCTTGCTTACGGGCCGAGACAGAAATGGCTTACTCGTTTAAATGAAGATGCTGATCTATCAAAGACAGTTGCTATTACTCTACCTCGTATTGGTTTTGAGATACAAAACCTACAGTATGACCCTAATAGAAAACTGAATAGAGTTCAGAAATTTAAAAAAGTTAAAAGTGCAAAAGATGATCGTCTTGATTCTCAGTATATGCCTGTTCCTTATAATTTAAATATACAGTTATATGTTATGGCAAAAGAATCTGATGACTCTTTACAAATTATTGAACAGATTCTTCCATACTTTCAACCAGACTATACTCTTACTATTAATGATATGGCAGATATGGGAATTAAAAGAGATGTTCCTATCATATTAAACAGTGTTGCATATGAAGATAATTATCAGGGCGATTTTGAAACACGCCGTGCATTAATTTACACTTTAGATTTTACTGCAAAGTTTTATCTCTATGGCCCTGTTACTTCTCAAGCTGTTATTAAAACAGTACAGGTTGATCAGTATAGTGATCTTAAAGATACTGCTCCTAAAAGAGAACAGAGGTACACAGTTACACCAAATCCTACTACTGCTGATGCAGATGATGATTTTGGTTTCAACGAAACAACTTCTTTCTTTGAAGATGCAAAGAATTTTGATCCAGTAACAGGTACAGACAAGTAGAAAATATAATGGTTGATCCCCTAAAAGAATTGAATAAAGCTCTTGGGGTTGCTAGTAATGTTCAGACATTACAAAAGGAACCTTGGAACTCTAAAGAATATACTGAAGTTTTACCAGCCGTAGTTGAAAACAACACTGAAGAATATGATGATATTGAAAAAGATTATCGTCTTCAAAGAGATACTTTTCATACTTTGGTAGAGAAAGGTTCAACAGCAATTGATGGAATACTTGAGCTCGCAAAAGAAGGTGAGCATCCAAGAGGATATGAAGTTGCTGGAAATCTTATCAAACAGGTTGCAGAAGTTGCAGAGAAACTAGGTGATCTTCAAGAAAAAATGAAGAGACTTAAAGAAGTACCAAACACTGCTCCTAAAAATGTTACTAATGCATTATTCGTAGGTTCTACTGCTGAATTACAAAAAATGTTAAAAGGTAAAACTGATGGTTGATGCTACCTATCTAGGTAATCCGAATCTTAAAAAAGCAAACGTACAACAATCTTGGACAAAGAAACAACTTCAAGAATATACTCTTTGTATGGAAGACCCAATATATTTTATACAAAACTATGTAAAAATTATTTCTCTTGATGAAGGCCTAGTACCATTTAATATGTATTCTTTTCAAAAAGAAATGGTTGGTACATTTCATAGTAATCGTTTTACTATCTGTAAACTACCTAGACAGTCTGGTAAATCTACTGTTATGGTATCTTATCTATTACACTATGCTCTATTTAATCCAAGTGTTAATATTGCTATACTTGCAAACAAAGCTGCAACCGCAAGAGATTTATTAAGTAGACTACAACTTGCATATGAACATTTACCCAAGTGGTTACAACAAGGAGTTATGTCATGGAACAAAGGAAGTTTAGAACTTGAAAATGGTAGTAAAATATTGGCGTCTTCTACTTCAGCTAGTGCGGTTCGTGGTGGTTCTTATAATATTATATTTCTTGATGAGTTTGCGTATGTTCCCAGTAATGTAGCTGAACAATTCTTTAGTTCTGTTTACCCCACTATTTCTTCTGGTAAAACCACAAAAGTCATGATAGTATCAACTCCACACGGTATGAATATGTTCTATAAGATATGGACAGATGCAGAAGAAAAACGAAATACATACGTTCCTATTGAGGTTCATTGGAGTGAAATTCCAGGCCGTGATGAAAAATGGAAAAAAGAAACTATTTCAAATACTAGTGAACAACAATTTAACACAGAATTTGAATGTGAGTTTCTTGGTTCTATCAATACTCTTATAACTTCAAAGAAACTTAAAGTAATACCATACAGAGAACCTAAACAATCAAACGCAGGCCTTGATGTACATATTTCACCACAACAGGGACATACGTATGTAATTACTGCTGACGTTGCTCGAGGAACACAAAATGATTATTCTGCATTTATTGTAGTTGATGTAACAGAAATGCCTTACAGAGTAGTTTCAAAATATAGAGACAATGAAATAAAACCTCTTCTATTTCCAGCAAAAATTTATGAAGTTGCTCGTGCATATAACCAAGCATTTGTTCTTGTTGAAGTAAATGATATTGGTGAACAAGTTGCAAACACTTTACAGTTTGACTTGGAGTATGACAACCTTATAATGGCATCCATGCGTGGACGGTCAGGACAGGTACTAGGAGGGGGGTTCAGCGGTGGAAAAGCGCAATTGGGAGTTAGAACTACTAAGGCTGTTAAAAGAATAGGATGTTCTAATCTCAAACAATTAATTGAAGATGATAAACTTATAGTAGAAGATTTAGATATTATTAGTGAATTATCTACATTTATTGTAAAGGGTTCTTCATATGAAGCTGATGATGGATGTAATGATGATCTAGTTGCTTGCTTGTTTATATTTGCATGGGTAACAGATCAACAGTATTTTAAAGAATTAACAGACAGTGATGTACGTATGACTATGATGAGAGAACAACAAAATGCATTAGAACAAGATATGGCACCTTTTGGTTTTGTGATTAATGGTTTAGAGGATGAGAATATAGGAAATATGGTAGATGAGTATGGCACAAAGTGGGCTGCAGTAGTGAGAGATTATGGTACGGATTGGTAATATTAGATAAACTCTAATAAATCATTATCATTTTTAATCCAACAATTTGCACATAATATTATACTTTCATCAATAAGAGAGAATATTTCTTTTCTACTCTTAGGATTAGTTCCTACTCGTTTTGTTATTTTTCGTATTTCCGAATCATGAGGATAGTATTTTAAACACACAGTTTCACTCTCACCACAATGTTTACAAGATTTATTAGCTAAATTTTCATTTAACAATATAATTCTTTTACGATAGTTTCTACGAGCTACCTTTTTAATTGTGTCTTTATACTTTTCATAGTGTGCATTTACCATATTATTATTTATAT